CTAGGTTAGACTTTGAGCGTTTTAACGCTGCGATACTTGTATTCATATTTTTATATCCTTTGTATAATTGTATTTGTATGTGTCTGTATAATCGACATTATTATTTATATGCACAATAGGGGAGACTATGGATTTACTCCCAAGTAACGAACCGGATACCATTTCCTATATCGTTACAACTCACTTCTGCCTGTCGGCAATTTGACACCCCTTGTTTTCCAAGTTATGCCTGGGTACAACCCCTAAGCGATCAAGTTCGAGCCTCTGGTGAAGCCCTCTTCCTTGCACTATAAAAAGAAAATAATTAGTTTTCTTTTGCATATATCTTATTATAACATATTTGAGAAGCTTTGTCAAGCACTCTAATATGTTTCTTTATTTGGTTCTTCATCATCGGCATCTAATTGAGATTTGTCCGAAAATTGTATTCCGAAGTCATCATCAAAATTTAGTATAAGTTCCTCTGAATTATCAGGTGCCTTCAATTCGACTATCTCTGCTTCTAGTTTTGATATCTTATCTTCGGCAACCACTAGTAAATGTTTTAATTCTCTTATCTCTATACCTGAATCCATCACAGTATGTTCTGCTGTATATCTTGCTGATTGATCCATAATTATACCAATGTTAATATTCTATTTCTTAATCTTGTAGCTCTATCGCCCACTTGGTCTGCCCATCTAGAGTCCATCATTTCTTCTGCTGCTCTGACCCAATCGTTGTCATTAACACCAGCAATAAAATTCTTGAATTTAGATAGACGTGGTCTGCCCATATTAAATGCCATGTTCACTATTACTTGTTGAGCAACTTCTGGTAAATCATCTAAGTTAGGAAATAGTATTTTAGCTTCACTTATAAATGTAGCAACATCTGATTCAAATACTTCGTTTACTCTATCTTCACTTACCTCTGTACCGTCAGGCTCACCATTTTCTGGGTCACTCTTTGTAACTAAATGCCCAATGCCAAATGTAGGGTAACCAAGATGGTCTTTATATATCTCGTATTTTACACCTTCATCTACTTTTAATTGTTCTCTTAATGCTTCAATATTCATTATATCTCCTTTAGTTTATCTCTTAAAGTCTTTTTATATTTCGTAACATTGTATGTAAGAAATGGTTTATATCTTATCATTCTATCATACATTTTAGGCCACAATACTTTCTCACCTATATTTTTATTTAGTCGTTTAGAAAAAGATAATATATCATCTAGTATTATTAAAGTTTCAAAGTTAATTCTTCTTGCTAAAAACATCTTTAATATCGGTGGGTGTTGCCCATTCTTTGATGTAAATATATCATCAAACTCTATCTTTCTTTCCAGTATATAATCAATGTCTTGTTCATAGTAATAATGTAATGCCTCTAACTTTTTTGACCAGTCTTTGTAATGGTCGTCACCAGTTTTGCCAATGATGTCACCAACCCATAGATTAGTATTAGAAACAAAATTGCTAAGGAAGTAATTAACAATGCTGCTATCGTTATAAGATTTAGAAAGCTTATGAAAGAAATACCTATCCCTTCTTTTAGTAAACGTTTCCAATCTTGCAGTTGTTCTGCCGTTGTGTTTATGAAAGTCGTAAGATTGGTTCTTACTTGTGAAGTGGAGTTTGATTGCCAAATAGATTTTATATACTTCAAAACCATTCATTATTCCTCTTTTAGATATTTGCTGCGGTTATTAATATACCGCCGACTAATGCGATAGCATATGTAATCATAATTATTTCTAACATATATTTCCTTATATTGGTAACTTTGCTGTTTTTTCTTTTAGCATATTCAAACCTTGTGCCTCAAATGCTATCTTTTCTTTTAGTGTTTTATTAATTAATGCTTTCGTATTACTTGGATCAACACCATTGTTTTCACAATATAAGATAATGGCATCCATGTAACTCATTCGTTTAGTTTTAACTGTATCTTCGATTAGTAGTGCAAATTTATTAGGTGTTATTATCATTGTTCTATTATACTATACTTTAAACTTTTTGTCAAGGTCTGCAAATGTTATATACTCTAAGTTTTCGCAATCTTTCCATTCTTCTACTTCAGTATTATTTAAATCAACTTTATAAAACTTTGTAAATAAAAATGTATCAAATGTGCTCTTATGTTGTAATGTCCATGCATCTGGCACAGATGTTTTAGTCTTATGAGTATAAGCATTTGTACCAGCATATATGTTATTGTCTAGTTCTAAATCATGACCAATAATATAAACTTCATCTGCCCCCATTTCACATGAAAGATAGATTGATTTATTGCCTGTTCCGTATGCAATATCATTTTTATCTGGTTGTAAATTTATTACATTGTCTTTAGTTGTTCCTGTTACATGGGTCATATTCTCAACATCATCATAATGATAAACTGCTTCTTGATGTCCTTTAAATTCTACATCTATTCTACCATTTTGTTCTAGTAACATATTCTCAGCAATAACACTTGGTATAGGAGTCCAGTCTCCCAAATAAACTGTATTCTCAAAACAATAATCACTTCTATAAATCTCATGGCTCATTTTTGAATCTAAAGATACGAGTATGTCAGGTGTATAATCTCTATAGATTGCATTACAACCAACTACTTTACCATACTTTTTGTATTGTTCAATGTCAATTCCTTTTCTTGAATTACCATTACCAAAACAAAAATGTATCATTATATAATCTCCTTTAGTTATGAGGGCGGGAACGCTTTAGGGCATTCCCTTCCTAAATTAACCCTCTATGGTACGGTGTACAGGACTTGAACCTGTATGTCTTACGACAACCTAGTGGTAGCGTCTACCAATTCCGCCAACACCGCTCTTACTCCTCATTCAAGAGGAAACTAGTGCCTGTTTCTGTTGCAAGGTACAGGCAAACCCCTAACAGCCTAGGCTGCTAATGCATACTCATTAAAGTTTGCGTTTGTAATAGTTTAAAGTCTTTGGACTATCCTCTCCAGTACAATTTCTAATAGCTGTCGATCCTATTTCGCCCCCTTAAAGGTCTATCTAGGATTTGGTGGAGGCGCTGGGTATTGCACCCAGGTCCATACTACTTACTCTCATTACCTTCATCAAGAATTCTTTTTAAATCAGGAAAAAACTCCCAATTAACTCCGTAACCTAATATACAAGTTTCAAATGTACTAGGTATGGTCATCATTAATGTTCCTTTATTCCATTGCTCATTATAAGTGAATGTTAATACTCCTATAACAGGATTATTTAAATCACCAGCACTTCTCACCTCTGCACCTGCTATTGGCACTTCGCCAAATATTTCAAATGCTGTTTGAAATACAAATGAAGTATCCCCACAATATAGTGGGACAGGTTTAGGTATTAATTGTGTTAAATCATAATTTGGTTTTTCTTCTGCTTGTAGTGAATTAAATACTGTATATACTATTCCTATAAATGTAAACCATATAAATAATTCTTTAAATATTTGCTTCATTGTCTTTGTAAAATTCCTCTATTGCTGGTTTCAGCAAAGGTAAATAATCTTTCTTATCTTTTATAAAAGTTTGAACCGCACCATCTTCAGCTGCTATGAGGATTACAACTTGATTAATCTCTTGGTTAAATCGTTCTTCATACATCTCACAATAAGCAGAGCCTTGAATAAAATAGTTCTCTACCCATTCTTCTTTCTTTTCTCTTGTAGATGTCTTAAAATCTATTACTGATAATTTGCCTTTATATTCTGCTATACAATCGACTCTTCCTGCGATACCCCATTTATCACTATATAAGCCACCCTCTTGTAATACTATATTATTTATATCATCTAGTTCAGATTTTAGCATAGTAAATAGAGCAAGAGGTAAAACTTCTTGATTAGATAGTTCTTTGTTGTTTAGATAATCTTCGACTAACTGATGAACGGCTGTGCCTCTTTTAGCAGCAGTTCTCATTATATTATTCGCTACATCATTGCCAACAGACTTACGCCATTTGTTGATACCCTCTTTACTTCGACCTGATAGTACAGTAGTAATCGATGGATATTTTTTACCTTCTGGTGTAACATAAAAGCGTTTGCCTTTAATTGTTTCGGTATGTATTTCGGGAAGTAGTTTTGTAGAGGGTGTATGTATAAAAGATTTCATATCATACTTCTCCTTCATAAAGGCATTTAATTTGTTCATAGTCTTTATTATAACAGATTATCTAGTCCTTGTCAAGCGTTTTCTCTATTGTATATTCATCATTAGTAATATCTAAAATTTTAATTGATTCATATTTGCCTGGTATCTTTTCTGTTATATTACCCTCAGCATCTTTGTATCCTATAACCAAATCTTTTTTGATCTCATCCCAATCAGATGCCGCATAAACATCAGCTTCTATTTTTATTCGGTATAATTTCATTATTACCCTCTAGTTATTGCTATGATTTTTTTAACTTGTTGCTCTATGACTTCTGCTCTGTTAGGCCAATGTATGTATGCCTCTGGAGACTTTGCTAATTTAATGAGCAGTGGAATGATTAACTTTTCTAAACTTGTAAATTTCTCTTTCATATCTTTACCAAGAGTATCTTTTCGTAAATCGTACTCATCATCCATATGTTTTTTGGCAATATCTAGTTCTACTTCATTCTTTTCTTTGATTTCATTTTTAGTAGAATTAATTAGTGAATGAATTTTATCTAACTTACTCTCTAATCTATTCACAATCTCTCCTGAAACTGCTTTACCAACACTCTCGGATGTTTGTTTAACTACTGCCTCTGTTGCTTTTGAATCTGATACTGACTTGTCTGATGGTTTTTCAGAAACACCTGTAAACCCCCAATCGCCGCCTGTATCAAAACCGTCTAGAAAATCAAAATCTGCCATACTACTATTTATCTACCTCCGCCTTTCAATATTCTGTTTTTGTGTTTTTTTCTCATATTAGCAATTTGTACTTCTTTTATTGATTTTTTACCATATTGATTTGCAAGGTGACTATCAGGATGGGCTTCAGAAATTTTAGATAATGTTTCTTTCCAACCGTTGTCAGTTTTGCCATCAAGCGTTCCTATACTTGATACAATATTCATCTGTGTTGGTGGTAATAATTCAATATGTTTTTTTTTAATAAACTTTTCCATCTCAGATATAAGCATTAAATCTTCCCATATCTTATTTGTTTTGTGGTCTTTAAATCTATATGTTGGCATTTATTCCCTCACTATACCATTCAGGTATACTTGTTTTCCATGTGGCAAAACTATTCTTATATTTGATATAGTAATCTCTATAAGCAGTAATACTATCTTCGTTCTTTACATCATCAGGCATTGCCTGTGTTGGTTGCTGAAAAGGAATATTTAGGGGTATATTTTTAGGTGAATTTCTCAACAAGTCTTTTAATACTACATATGATTTATGTTCTTTATTAGAACCATATCGTATTTTAAATTCTTCATGTAAGCAAGACCACATCTGATATAACCATTGATAGTTGTAGGCGTTATCTCTAACCCATACAGCACTTGGGTGATTTATATGACAAGCTTTGTAAATTGTAGCTTCTTCGTTACTATTCTCTAATCTGAATCTAGTTACTTTTCTACCTGTTTTTGATTTTGCTATATACTTAATGCCATCAAGCATTCTATGAGCAGTTGACATCAGTTGAGCATACTCGATAAGCATTTTAACCACGTGTTTATCTAAATGCATTTCAGCACAAATCTTGGGATCTTTATGTAAATAAAATATATTCATTACGCTATTATAACATCATTTAAGTCTTTTGTCAAGTACTTTGATTGAAGTTGCATTAATTCATGTAACTTATCTTGCCACAATCTTTTAAAATCATCATTTGTAGCATCTTGAAATGCATTATATAATACCGTTACTCTTTTCCAATACAATTCTTCACTATAGTTCATATACACCTCTTATGTTGTATTTAATTAATGTTGCGACTAGTTCTGTATAGTTCGGTCTACTAGCATACTTTGTTAATGTGTGTGCTAAATCTAATCCATTTGGTGTTTCACCATGTTCTAATATCTTTGCTCTCACTTCTCTAAATTCTTCATAAGCAAAAACTTCGTTTATTATTTTAATGTAATGAGCAACACTATCACATTTGGTTTTAAATACTTTCACACCCCAACCTGGCCACTTTGTCCACGGTATAGGTAATAGATATGGTTCATCTTTATTCCATGTTCTAATACCAAATAAATTATTTGCCTCGTTAGCAAATCTACTTGTTCCCCAACCAGTTTCTAATGCTGCCTGTGCAATTATTAGTTCTCTAGGAATTTGTTTTTCTCTAGGTACATCTGTGTATAGATGAGTAATACATTCATTTAGTGAATATACAAAATCATCTTTGTTATCTGTTGCAACAACTGGTATAATAGAATATTCTTTCTCAATCATTCCCACATCAAGATTTTCTGGTGGCTGTGTTAGTTCATGAAACTCTGGGCACCCATCATCAGTACACGGTGCTGGTTGACAAGCATATACAAAAAAGTATATACCTGAAATTGCTAGTAGGTAAGAAATGTATTTCATAGTAGTTTCCTCAACTCTCTTTTCGTAGCATAGTCTTTATGTAGTTTACAAGTAAACCATCTAAACTTTGGTTGTGGTAGAGCAGGACCTTCTATCTCTAACTCGTTTGTTGTTTCTGCATAGATTAACTTTTTCAGAAACAAAGAAAGGGCAGCGTCATACTCTTTACAAGGTTTGTATTCTGCCTTAACTCTTTTAGGTGTTTCGTAGATACCCTTACGGCTTTCTACAATTGCTTTGATTATTTTTTTTTCGTATCTATTTAATTTCATTTATTGCCTTTTCATATGATGAACCTTGACCGACTAATACGCCGGTTTCAAGTCCTGTTAATCTAGTTTTTGTTTTTGCTATTCTTATATCTTCAGAGGTTATGTTTTCAAAAGCAGGTAAGTCTTGTTCTTCAACTGGAAAAACATTTTCTTCTCTTAACTCAGGTTTTAAAAACATATAATACTGAAATAATAATTCTTGGGTAGCAAACCATGTAACACCTTGAATTTCTAAAATCTCTGGTCTATCTGAGTTTTTAATTGATATCAAACAATAATATTTATTCATTAAGCAGC